GGTCATCCGAAGGCTCGATTATTTTCTAGCGTGGAAAATTTGGCTTACTTAACAGGCTTAACTAATATGGAGACGTATTGCTTAACAAATAAAAAATGCTGATAACTTTTGCAGATTTAGCGCAGTTGAAAAACGTGTCTAGGAGTGCGGTTAGCCAAAGGAAGAGTACGGGAGTTTTAGACGGTGCAATTGTTAAGCACAATGGTAAAACGCTACTTAACAAAGAACTAGCGGTTGAGTTATGGGATAAAAATTGTGTTTCAGCTCTAACGCCTTTACCAGTTCAAACAAAGAAAGAATTAAAGAAACAAATCGACGCAACGCCTGATGATGAAATTCCTGATTTTAATGTAAGTAGAGCTAGAAAGGAACATTGGCAAGCATCATTAGCGAAGTTACAAGTAGAACAGCAAAAGAAAGAGTTGATACCTGTAAGCGATATAAAGAAAAGTAGTTTTGAATTAGGTAGAGCAATTAGGGAAAGTTTGTCGAATGTTGCTGATCGTTTAGCGCCTCAATGTGCGGGTGAAACAGATAGTCAGGTAATACATCAATTGTTAATGGAAGAGCATCGAAACGCATTAGAGGAATTAGCGAAGATATGAACGCATGGGAAGAGGGCTTTTTAAACGGCCTAAGACCACAAGAAAAATTAACGGTTGATCAGTGGTCAGACAAATATCGAAAACTTTCTAGTCGCGGAGCTAGTGAACCGGGGGCTTTTCGTTGCTCGCGTACTCCCTATATCATCGAACCGCTAAAGGAATTATCAACGGATAGTCCAACGCAAAGAGTTGTATTAATGTTTGCGGCTCAAACTGGAAAGACTGAGGCTATGAATAATTGGATTGGTTATTGCATAGATTATGCACCCGGCCCGATGTTGATTATTCAACCTAGCCTTGCGATGGCTCAACGACTGAGTAAACAAAGGCTTGAACCAATGTTGCAAGATACACCGCGTTTAGCTGACAAAATACCGCCTGCTAGAAGTAGAGATAGTGGAAACAGTCAATACGCGAAAGTCTTTCCGGGTGGCTTTTTAGCTATCGGTGGAAGTAATAGCGCTAGTTCTTTACGTTCAATGCCAGCTCGTTATATCGGACTTGATGAAATTAGTGCTTATGTGGGTGATGTTGATGGGGAAGGCGACCCCGTAGCGTTAGCAGAAAAAAGAGCATCAACGTTTACTAAGAGAAAAATATTTTTAACATCAACTCCGACCATAAAAGGTGCCTGTCGGATCGAGGCAGAATACGAGGAATCTGATCAACGTAAATATTTTTGTCCCTGTCCTAAATGTGGTTTTTATCAAGTCTTGATGTTTGAACAGCTCCGATTTGATTCAAAAAAATTAGACAAAGTTGAATATGAATGTATTTCTTGTAAAGAGCGATTTGATGAAACTGCAAAAACAACGATGCTTAGAAAGGGGGAATGGAGAGCAACAAAACCAGAAAACGCAGGGATAACCGCCGGATTTTGGCTTAATGGTTTAGCTAGTCCGTTGGGTTGGCTTAGTTGGTATGAAATATGTGATGAATTTTTAAAAGCGAAAGAAAACCCCGCGTTAATGCGTACATGGGTTAACACCCGAAAGGCTGAAACGTTTAGCTATGAATTTCAGGCGAAGTTAAACGCAGAGGCGTTAATGGATACAAGGTCGGATTATTTGCCGGGAACTATCCCTGAACCTGTTGTTTGTTTATGTCTAGGGGTGGACGTACAGGGTGGCATGGGTTCGGCTACTTCAAGGATAGAAATTAGTACGTGGGGTTTTGCTCCAGATCCGTCGGGGTTAGCGGAACAAATGTATTTAATAGATCACAATATTATTTACGGCGATCCTAATCAGGGTGAGGTTTGGTCGGGTTTAGATGTTTTATTAAATGCCCAATACGATCATCCGAATGGGGCCAAGATGAGAATTAACGGGTGTGCAGTAGATAGCGGAGGATTAGCAACGCAGTCTGTCTATGATTACTGTATGAGGCGCAGAAATAAAGGCGTTATTGCAATAAAAGGTAGTAGCAGATCAGGCGGGCCAATTATCGGTAAAGGATCAAGGGTTGATATTAATTACAGCGGGAGAGTTAGAAAGAAAAGCGGGATTGTTTATTTATTGAATACAGAAGATATAAAAGATAGGATTTTTAGCAAGGTTAAAGGAACAGGAAAGATATTTTTTCACGCACAAACAACAGAGGAATATTTCAAAGAATTAACAGGAGAATATCGAACACAAAAAACAAATAGTAAAGGTTATCCCGTCAGTACATACGAAAAGAAACCAAATCAAGCCGTTGAAAAGTTGGATTGCTGCGTATATGCCTATAGCGCTTACTCTTTATTGTTAAAAACGGCTCCAAAGGGTCAATTTTTCGATATTTGCAGTAAAAACCTCTTAAAATCGGTTGAATCAGATAAAAACACCTTAAATAACGCTAAAATAAGTAATAAGCCTACGCAGAGTTATGTCACAAATTGGTAAAAGGTTATGACTTGGGTTTCAGATTTCCCGGCTGTAATAACAGCAGGCACGACAGTTAACTGGGAAGATCCATCAGCTACGGTTGGTTTCGATGTAAACGCAACATCGGATGATTGGACACTTACTTACTACTTAAGAACTAATACGGCTTCTGAAGGCGCGACAGTTGTGGGAAGTGCCTACAATCAGGGTTGGCGTTTTACCGTTGCTTCTTCTGTTACAACTAACTTTGATAAGGGTGATTGGATTTGGGCGGCGGTTATTAGTAAGGGGTCAGAGAGTTATCAACTGGCAACGGGTGAATTTAAAGTCAAGCAATCCCTTGTTTATACAGGCACACCCGCCGCGCTTGATAACAGGACAGATAACGAAAAAGCAAGAGACAACATTAAAACGGCGTTAACTAAATTTGCAGATGGCGCACAAGAATATTCAGTTGGCGGGCGTACATATAAAAGGGCTTCAATACCTGATTTACATATTGAGTTAAACCGATTAAACGCGGAGATATTAAGAGAAAGTGTTGGTGAAAAAGTTAAGCAAGGTTTAGGTAATCCAAATCGTTTTCTAGTTCGTTTTTAATTATGGGATTTTTTGATCAAGCTATTTCAGACGTTTTTAAAGCTGATCCAGAAATTAAGCAAATGCCTAAAACTGCAAAGATGCGGAACTATTCGGGGGCAGCTCAAACAAGGTATAACTACAGTTGGTTAACTCCTACTGATAGCGCTGATAGTAATATTTTAAACGGTGGTAATAAAGTACTTGCAAGGTCACGTGATCTTTGCCGTAATAATCCAAACATCAGACAGGGGCAAAGGAGTTTCGCTTTAAACGTTGTAGGAAATGGTACTAGGTTCCAAGCTCAGGTTCGCAAAAGTAGAGGAGGAAAACTTGATAAAAAATATAATGACGCGATTGAATTAGCTTTCAAAAAATGGTGTCGTTACGATTCATGTTCAGCTAATGGGCGTGATTGTTTTTCAGACATCGAAACTATAGTTGCAAAATCTTTATTTGAGGCGGGTGAAATTTTCGTTAGGTTGATAAAAAAACCTTTTGGGCGGTCATCTATTCCATTAGCACTTGAGTTATTAGAGCCTGAACAATTAGACAGCGAATATAAAGGAGCGACAAAAAATAAAAATAATACTTGGCGTATGGGAATTGAGAGAACAGAGTTTTCAAGACCTGTTAGGTACGCTTTCTTTCGGAAACATCCCGGCGAAACACCTTTCCCGATAGCAGTAGGGGAAAAAAGACATATGTTTATCCCTGCTAATGAGATTATTCATTTATTTGTTACTGATAGACCTTCGCAAAGTAGGGGCGTTTCAATGCTTGCTCCTGTATTGGAGGCAATGCACCAATTAGATGGGTATCAAAGTGCCAGCCTTATAAAAATGAGGGCCAGCTCCGCGTTAATGGCGTTTGTTCAAACTAATGACCCTGATGGTTTAGTTGGTGATGGCGAAGTATTTGAGAACGAAAGAATTTCACAATGGTCACCCGGACAATTTCATTATCTGAACCCAAACGAGTCGATACAAGTTCCAGACTTAGACGCACCTAGCGGAGAATTTGAGGCGTTTAATAAAATTATTCTTAGAAGTCTTGCCGCTGGAACTGGCCTTTCTTATGCCTCTATTAGTAAAGACTACAGCGAGTCAAATTATTCAAGTTCACGTTTAAGCTTGCTAGAAGATAAAGACCACTACAAGCGAATACAGAGGTATTTAGAAGAAAGATTTTTACAGCCTTTGTTTGATATATGGTTAGAACTTGCCGTATTAAGTGGCAATTTAGATTTACCAAATTACGAATTAGACCCCGATAAATATAGAAAAATTAAATTTTTGCATAGAGGTTGGCAGCATGTAGACCCCCAAAAAGAAATTTCCGCTGCAAAGGAGGCAGTAGCAGCAGGCTTTAAAACTCAATCAGATATTATTAGCGAAATGGGTGGCGACATTGAGGAACTATTGCCACAACGTCAGAGTGAAATTTCTAACGCGGAGCAACTAGGGTTAGTTTTCGATACAACTGTTACTACGTCTAAAAAGCAAGAACAAGCTAATATAAATGAAAATGATTTACAGACAAATGGAAAAGAAACGTGATTTAGAAAATCAAATTCAACATAGATCGGAACCCGTTGATTTTAAAATAAATGAAGAAGAGCGTTCGATTGAATTTCCCTTTAGTTCAGAAAAACCAGTTTATAGGGGTGTATTAGGTAACGAGATTCTTGATCATCGCGAGGGTGCAATCGATTTTTCACGTTTAAATGATGCGGCTCCTTTACTGTTTAACCATGACCCAAACAAGCCGATAGGTGTAGTTGAAAGAGCATGGACAAAAGACAAGCGCGGTTATGCCCGTGTGCGTTTCAGCGATAACCCTTTCCCCTCTGAAGTATTTAACGATGTAAAGAATGGAATATTACGCGGGGTGTCTGTTGGTTATTCAGTAAATGAAACAAGAGAAGAAAAAGACAAAGAAGATCATTACCGCGTGATGTCATGGAAACCAGCGGAAATTAGCATTGCGGTCATCGCTGCTGACGAGTCGGTTGGGATAGGAAGAACAAAAGAAGTTGAAAAAACTGACGCTACTATGTCTACACAGCAAGAATCTAGTAATATGGAAACACAGCGTAATAACGCCGTTGCGTCGTCTGACGCGCCACAAAGTAAACCTTCAGAAACAAAACCTGAAATGACTGAAAACACCCCTGACTTGACGGTGGTGCGTGAAGAAGCTTCAAAAAAAGCGGCTTCTGATGAGCGCAACCGCATAAGGTCTATTTCTCTTATATGCAATGAGCATCAATTAGGAGAAGAGAGAAAAGACACTTTCATTAGTGAAGGCAAAACAATTAATGAAGTAAGAGAACTAGCTCTGAAAATCATTAGCGAAAAAGCACAACAGATTGAATCAGTACCATCTGCGCCTGATGTTCCTGAAAAGGAATTAAGAGAAATGCGCCTTGTTGATGGTATTAAGGCAGTTCAAACAAATGATTGGTCGTCAAGGGGTGCGGGTTTAATCCGTGAAATATCACAAGAAGTCGAATTAAAAGGAGGCAAAAGAACTTCTTCTAATTCCTTTATGATGCCTTTGTCTGCTTTGGTTCCAGAGCAGCGCGCCACATACGTCACATCAACGGCAAATGTAGGAGGTAACCTAGTCCCTGACGAGTACAGACCACAAGATTTTGTCGAGTACTTATACAACACCTCAATTGCAATGCAGGCGGGGGTAAAGACCTTGGCCGATTGTCAGGGTGATTTGGTGATACCCAAAAGGTCAACAACTGGATCTACTTATTGGCTCTCAAGTCAAACTACGGCAATAACAGCGGGGAACAGTACTTTCGCGCAATTAACAGCGACGCCGAAAAACGTAGCCAGTTTGGAAAAATATTCTAGGCAACAGGTCTTGCAAGGTCTTCCACAAATCGAAGACTTGATTAGGTCTGATATGACTCAGAATTTACAGTTAGCGCTAGATTCTGCTGTATTAAATGGGTCAGGTTCTAGCGGCGAGCCAACCGGAATACTCAATACCAGTGGCGTAAATTCGATTGCTGTAGGTACAAACGGAGGTGCGGTTACAGCCGATATGCTGATTAACCTAGAGGGCAATGTTGTTATTGATAACGGTGTTGTTAACGGTGCTACTACCAAGTACGTCACCAATGGAAAAGTTGTTAATGACTTGAAAAAGTTAAAAGATACAACTAACCAATATCTTTACAACCTCAATAACGCGGTAGGAGGAAGAGGCCCAACACCTGCAAACTTCAACGGTTATCCAATATTGGATTCAATGCAGGTTCCAAGCACATTGACTAAGGGGTCATCATCTAATAACTGTTCAGCGGTTATCTTTGGTGATTTCTCACAATGTCTTCTTTGCCTATGGGGTGGATTAGAGATTCAAGTTGGTGAAGATTCTGACGACTTCTCTAAGCTATTAAGTTCCATTCGTGGAGTTTTAAGCATGGATGTAGTTGTAAGAAACCCTGTTAGTTTTGGTGTCATTAAGGACATAACCACAACTCTTTAATTAGCTAATCGCGGGGTCGGAAACGGCCCCCTTTTTCTTATGAAAATCAAATTAAACAAATCTATTTTAATAAAGGGTCAACACTTTGAAGCGGGAGTTATTCACGATGTAGAAGAATCTGAAGCACTTTCTTTGATTAATGGAGGAAGAGCAATCGAGGCAGTCGAAGCGCCTGTTATTTCACCAACTCCACCAAAGCCAAAAAAGGCAAAA